CCTAATCCAGCATTATACCCAACAGGTATGTTGTTGTTTAATACACGCCGTTCAGGTTATAATGTTAAGGAATATAAATTAAATTACTTTAACGCTACAAAATATCCAGACGCTTCTATACCATTAGAAACTGCAACATGGTTAACTGTTTCAGGATTGCAGTCAAACGGTAGTCCTTACATGGGTCGTAAAGCACAAAGAGCAATGGTTGTTCAAGCAATGCGCGCCGTAATTGACACTAACACTGCAATTCGTGACGAAGACAATGCATTCAACTTGATTGCTGCTCCTAACTATCCTGAGCTACAACCGAACATGATTGTACTCAATAACGATAGAGGTCAGACGGGCTTTATCATCGGTGATACACCAATGAGACTCCCAGACGATGCAACTGCAATTCAGGCATGGGCAACTAATGCTGCAGGCGCAACATCAACTGGTGAAGATGGTCTTGTATCAAGAGACACTTACATGGGTCTGTTCTATCCATCAGGTATTACATCAGATCTAAGCGGTAATCTTGTTGCTGTACCCCCATCACACATGATGATTCGCACAATTCTACGCAGTGATAACGTTTCGTATCCTTGGTTTGCACCAGCTGGTACTCGTCGTGGTATCATCGATAATGCTGCAAGCATAGGCTACATCGACCCTGTAACTGGTGAGTTCCAAGTCATCAAGACTAGAATTGGAATTCGTGATGTATTGTACACTAATCAAATCAATCCATTAGTGTTCTTCACTGGAAACGGTCTATTGAACTACGGTAACAAGTCAAGCTATGCTTCAAACTCTGCACTAGATAGAGTTAACGTAGCAAGACTAGTTGCTTATGTTCGCCGTCAATTGACAATTGCAGCACGTCCTTTCGTATTCGAACCAAACGATGCACTAACAAGACAGCAGATCGCTGGCGTAATCCAGACACTGTTTGTTGATTTGGTAGCAAAGCGCGGTGTATACGATTACTTGGTAGTCTGTGATTTGTCAAACAATACTCCAGCAAGAATCGATAGAAATGAGCTTTGGGTAGATGTTGCATTCGAGCCTGTCAAGGCAGTAGAGTTTATCTACATCCCAGTTCGTATTCTAAACACTGGTGAGTTAGGTAACAAGTAAGAGAGAAATGTGTGAGTCCTCGAAAGGGGACTCACATGATTTAAAGATAAATATATTTAACAGGAGATATTACAATGGCAACAGCCTCACAATCATTGTTCAACATGACAGTTGCATCTGATAATGCTGGTGGCAATCAGGGCTTGTTGATGCCTAAACTACAGTTCAGATTCAGAGTCAACTTTTTGAACTTTGGTGTTGGATCAACGGCTGGTCTAAGTTTGACAAAGCAAGTAGTAGACTGCTCACGTCCTAACGTGCAGTTTCAAGAAATCACACTTCCAGTTTACAACTCAACGCTTTATCTATCGGGCAAGCATCAGTGGCAACCAATCACGATCAACATTCGTGACGATGCTTCAGGTAGCGTTTCAAAGGCAGTAGGTCAGCAAGTTCAGAAACAAATGGACTTCGTTGAGCAAGCTTCTGCTGCTACAGGTCAGGATTATAAGTTCCAGACTAACATCGAAATTCTAGACGGTGGTAACGGAACTAGCGCACCTATTGTTCTTGAAACATGGGAACTATATGGATGCTTCATCCAGACAGCTAACTACAACAACTTAAACTACGGTACAAACGAACCAGTAACTATTCAGTTATCACTTCGTTATGACAACGCAATCCAGGCTCCACTTGGTTCAGGCGTTGGCGCCGCGATTGGTCGTGTAGCATCTGCACAGACTGGTTCTGTAACTGGTATTGGCTCTAATTAAAATCGATCATAATATAATATGACCGGTTTTGTACAGGACTTGTTAAGAGACGCTGCCGGAGCCTTCTTCGGCAGCGAATATCTTAGAGACTACACCCATGCCTCTAAGACGTTCAGAACCAACACGTATGAAAATGCCCCGAAACTTAAGTTTCTTTTTCATACCTATTTTGACATCAACCCTGCTGCTTATGTCGGTACTGCAAATTTTGGCTTACTAGTCAAAGAAATCAAATTACCCACATTTACACCGCAAACCGTCCAGCTTAATCAGTATAATAGAAAAAGAATCGTTCAGACTAAGATTAAGTATGAACCAATCGAAATTTCATTTCATGATGATGCCGGTAATCAAGTAAATCGTCTATGGCAATCGTACTATACCTATTACTACAATGATGGTAATAAGCCGGGTGCTGTTCTATCTGGAAACAGAGGTGGGACACCCGGGGTAGGTGTTGCGGCCGCTGGGTATAATGACAGGACGCAATATAATCCTTCTATCACAGGCCAAGATGATTGGGGTTTTGCGGGAGGATCGTCTTCAGCGGAAGGCAAAAGAGTCCCTTTCTTTAAGAATATTACAGTTTTTGGTTTCGACAAGCATCGATTCACTGCATATACTTTAATCAACCCAGTAATCACTAGCTTCTCGCATGATACTTACAATTATGCAGAAGGTGGCGGCACTATGGCAAATAGAATGACTATTGACTACGAAACAGTAGTATATGATGCAGGAATGATGGATGGTAGATCACCGGCAAACATCGTAACTGGATTTGGCAACGAAGCCAATTATGATACACGATTAAGTCCTATCGCAAAGCCAGGTTCAAATGCCACGATATTGGGGCAAGGCGGCTTAGTAGATGCGGTAGGTGGAGCATTGACTGGATTTGGTTCCGGCACTCTATTGGGTGCATTACAAGGAATTCAAGCTGCCGGTACAGCGTATAACACATTCAAGAGTACTAATATTGGTGCAGTCGCAAAAACAGAGTTGAATACGATGTTGATTAACTCATTACAGAACACACCTAACACTAGAAATACATTGTTTAACTTCCCGACAGCAAAGGCAACCCCTGGCCCAGCTGGATTGGCAGCTTCCCCGCCAATTGGTGCAGCTACGTCTCCTAATTATATTGCAGCAACCCCTACTGCCGGAACACAAAACTCCGGAGCATAAATATAGTTATGGTAACTATTTCAACAATCGATCAAGTAGATCAAACTATTCGAATTTACGATAACTTTTATAATAGCAAGTTTGTTGTAAATTCAGCGCAATATGATGTGGTGTATTCGTATTTCAAAGGTACATCCAGCAATGCACAGATTGCTGCCAACATGACCACTGTTCTGTTTAGAATCGCGCAATCAGGTAATTACAATGTTTTAGATTTGTTAGAGCTGATCAAAGGGGCTCCTAATAATCTTCAAATGAATTCTGTACTTTGTTATTACTTGAACACCTTCAAGTCTAAAACATCATTGTACGGTGCCGGTAACATACCTAGACCCAATGAAGCGGTTCAGCGTAATGTAGTACCGTAAAATGGGTAACTGGGCGCAGGGAATCTTCGTCCCTAAAAATCCACAAAAATACGTCGGAAAACACAAGCCCAGATATCGTTCGGGTTGGGAAATGACATTCATGACCTTCTGTGATAATAACAAGAATGTCTTATACTGGGCCAGTGAATCCATGGCTATCCCATATCGTAACCCACTTACCGGTAAACCTTCTAACTACATCCCTGATTTCTTTGTAGTGTATGAGAACAAGCGCGGTCAGCGTGTCGCAGAAGTGGTTGAAATTAAACCTAAAAAGCAAAGTCTTATCGAGAGCAGAAAAGCCAGCGCAAAAGACAGAGCAGTGGTTGCAGTAAATCATGCTAAGTGGGCCGCCGCAAAAGCATATTGCGAACAACAAGGTCTTGCTTTTCGTGTAATAACTGAAGACGATTTGTTCTATAATGGGCGCAAGTAACTAAATACTTGTATGACTAAAAAATTGGAAGAATTGTTTGAGCTAACATCTAGTGGGACTACCGAGATTACGGAACCACTACCTGAAGATGCACAAGAAATAACAGAAAGTGCGCTCACTGCATTAGACAAGATTGAAGCTGCACTTCCTCAAGTCCGAGGGTTAGAAGCAGCAGATGAAGAGATGGATGAGCTTGCTAGCATGGCCACAGCTAGTTATAAGGATCTAATGGATCTCGGCATGCAAGTGGAATCTAGATTTAGTTCTGAAATTTTTAATAGTGCAGGAACAATGCTAGGACATGCTATTACAGCAAAGACAGCAAAGATCAATAAGAAATTGAAGATGCTTGATCTTCAATTAAAGAAAGCAGGACTAGATGCAAAAACTGCAAGCAAAGAAGAAGAACTAGAAAATACCCCGTTGGGTGAGGGTCAGGCTCTAGATCGCAACGAATTGCTCAAGGTTCTAGCAGCTAAAAAACAATAATGAATGATAAATATATAATACGAACTTGTAAGGATTTCCAATGCGCTCACTAAAACAATACATAGCCGAAAGTGTTCACACTTACGATTATACTATCAAAATTGCCGGCGAGGTCGATAAAAATTTTCTAGACCTTTTCAAGTTCAATTTGAAGAAGTTTGATCCAATCGAAATTTCTGACCCTAAGGCAACCCCAATTCAGAAAGACCCATATGGTTTTCCTGATATCAAGAACGAACCAGTAACTATTATCAAGGCAAAGTTTCGCTATCCAGCAACTGAACCTATGATTCAACAAATGGCACAGTTACTAGGACACAATGTAAATTATGTTCGTATGGTTAGCACCGCGTTTGACGATAGCATCAACAGTGAAGCAGCAGGATACGCAAACGAAGCTTCACATAGTCCAGTATTAAATCATATCGAATTAGAAGAGCAGCCAGGTGCCAAAGAAGCAGCCAAGGCATATAGTAACTCATACCTAGATAGCATCAAGGCTCAAGCTAAAGATTCGAAGATTGACATTCCTTATGCAGGAAAGAAGACACCTGACAGTTTTGACCCATTCAAGCCCTATCTTGATGATAAACAACTAGGGGATAAGAGTCCAATGACAAAAATCACACTGCCAGCAAAGCCAAAGACTGGCGCAATGAAGGGCTAATCATGAAAGATATTCTAAGTAAATTAGGCCAATTAGAAGAGACTTTCGTTAGTGAGGCCAAGCAGGTTCTCAACGAATCAACTGAAGTTACAGAAAAGAAGTCTTCTCTCAAGGACATGTTTGAATCAATCGCTGGAATGAAACCTATTCCTGTTGTAGGAAAAGAAGGTGGCACACAGCAAACTGGTGCAGGATTCGTAAACATTACCGATCCTTCATTGCAAGGACTAGGAAAGACACTAGGCGATTTAGCTGCACAAAAGAAATTACAGATTGTTATGCCTACCGCAGGACAAGCGTCAGGAACTCCTGCCCCAGCCGGTGCAACTGGACAACAACCAGCAGGACAGCAACAGATGAAAGAAAAGTGGGCAGGAGATACAGAATTGAATCCTGCTAAAAAGGGGATGTTCAAGGGTAAGACTAAGACAGACCTACAGAAGCAATTAGCTGCACTACATAAGTCTGGACCGCATAAGAAGGGTTCACCTGAATATACCAAGCAGCAAGAATTGAACTTTGCTATTCGTGCTAAGAGCGGATGGAAAGAATCGGTTGAAGTTCAAGAAGCTAAGGCTATGCAGGCAAACATTCGCGGACCTTCTAAATTATCACCGAAAGATGCTATTAGAGATATAATAGATTTTGCAAAGAAAAATGGATATTCGATAGAATCTGATCAATTTACAGGTGAAGACAATAAACCTA